CTTAGGGGCACCTAGTGCTTAATGTGAGCACAGCGTCATCTCGACGCTCCAACTATAAGGAGAAAGAGATTCGGTCATGGCTTGGAAGTCTAGGGTCCTGGATACCCTCACATGGAGGACGCCGCAGCTTTATCAGAGCGGTGTTCCCCAGAATGTGGGTGGACAGGTAACTACTAGACAACTGATCCAAAATACCGATTCGGAAAACCACCGTTATAGGAGTGGGAAACCATTCCGCGGTGTTGATCTTGGTGGCGGCTTCTCAACTGAGAAGTACAAATTCGAAACGTCTCACCCAAAACGTTATACTATGGGTGGACGGCTTGCGTCGCAGACCTGGGTAGATGGAAACATCTACGCATTGGTCCCAAACGCGGCCGAATTTGAATCCGTCAGTAAGGAAATGCCTTTCGTCGATGGCGCCATCATGGATTCATGGGGCGCCACCGCGGTGGCACAAACTTACCCAACCAAGTCGGAAGCGCAACTCGCCGTTGCAGCGGGCGAACTCGTTTCGGGAGGACTCCCCTCATTAATTGGGAAGTCTCTCCTTAAGTCCAAGCTCAAAGACTATCGAAAGATAGGCGATGAATACTTGAACGTCGAGTTCGGCATTAAACCGCTGATCAGCGATATCCAGGCAACTGCCAAGTCGATCGTGAACGCGGAAACGCGGCTCGCTCAACTTGAAAGGGACTCTGGACGCCTTGTTAGGCGGCGCTTCGCTTTTCCTCCTCTTTCGGAGGAGTTCTCATCGTACGCAACTGGTGCGGCCGCTGTTCCCAGCGGCTGGACCAACCCGTACCTATGGAACTCCACCTCAGGGCACCGTAAGGAGACCACCACCTCGTTTGAGACGAAGCGGTGGTTTTCCGGTGCGTTCACCTATCATGTGAATATTGGTGATAACCAAAGATCACAGTTGGCGAACGCGGCAACACAGGCTCGACTGCTTCTAGGTGTTAAACTAGATGCGGAAGTCCTGTGGAACCTAACGCCCTGGTCCTGGCTAGCTGACTGGTTCGGGAACGCTGGAGATATAGCTACCAACGTTTCCGCTTTCCAGAAGGATGGCCTGGTTATGCCGTACGGATACATAATGTCTCATCAAACAGGGACAAAACGTTCCGTCCTATCGGGGTTGAACTGGGCGAAGCCCGGTGCTCCCACGGTAGTTGTGACGAAGATTACGTGTGAACGTAAGCAGCGTCGCAAGGCTAACCCCTTCGGGTTTGGAGTAACCGACGCGATGCTTGATGCGCGTCAGATCTCCATACTCGGTGCGCTTGGTATTTCCAATGCGCCGCGCAGGTGGTAATCTAATCCATCTAGTGCAAAATTGAATATTAATTTAATAATAACTCAATAGAGACCGCATAAAAGCGGTATAACTGTCAGGAGTATTTCCCATGGCCTTTTCCGATCCTCAGTCAATTACGATCAACTCGGTTGCAACTTCCCTTCCTCGTACGGCGTTTGGCACCAATTCTGGTGCCTTCACCTCCGGGGACGGGAGTGTCAAGTTGTCGGTTTCCCATCAGAAAGGAAACCGCAACCGACACGTTGTCCGTGTTGATCACAACAAGGTTGCTCCGGACCCGCTGATCAGCTCGCAGAACATTAAGTTCTCGATGTCTGCGTACCTCGTCATCGACGTGCCGCAGACTGGCTACAGCGCTACGGAAGCAAAGCAGATTGTGGATGGCCTTACGGCCTTCCTCACTGCAAGCACGGGAGCAAATGTTACCCGTGTCCTTGGTGACGAGATCTAATTAATACCTAGATCTCGGATCGGAGACAACATGGGCTGGATGCTCACACCTCTATATGAAAGGGGCAAGCATGAAAAGCCTGTTGTCTCTCTGGCAGAAGCTAGCAAATGAACTCGCTAGTTGGTGTCACACAAGCACCATCCGTGACTTTAAGACTGTCACGGAACGTGTTGAACACGAGGGGTTATCGTTTTTGACGATCACCCTGGCGGACTTCGGTACGGACTTCCAAAAAGCCCTAACCGTTGGTTCCGTCGATCACTCCATGTTTCGCTCTTTTGCGTTTCATGGTGGTCTCCCCCGATTTCTCGGAGGTTTCCTTGATCGTGTGTTCGATCGAAGCAGTGGTCTCTTGTTCGATGATCCTGATCACGACGCGATCTACGCCATTCGTCAGCTTACGCTGATGTTTGGCAAGGTCGCGATCGATTGTACGCCCGAAAGGACGGCCAAGGCGATCAAAGGATTTGTCGAATGTGAGAAGTCCGTAAGGGAAGGAGACAAGTCGCGGACTGACCTCGAATATGAGGAGTTCCACGACATGTCATTCCTTCTGTTTAGGGAACTGTTTAGCCGTTTGGACCAAGAGGTCTTTTACGGTGATATCAGCCCTAAACATGGTCCTGGTGCCACGGCTGAGCGTCTTAGCGGAAATGCTAAGTACAATCAGCTTGAGTGGACCAGCCGGCTCGAGGAGGTCTTCCCTGCTGGGGATTTCCTACTACCGAACTGGACGTACAAACATGTACATGATCAACTTACGTGGCTCGAACCTCGTCACGAACGGCCTGTCAGGGTCGTCACCGTGCCGAAGACGCTCAAAACACCACGAATTATCGCAATTGAACCTACTTGCATGCAGTATATGCAGCAAGCACTTCTTGAGCGATTCGTGTCGGGACTTGCTTCCAGCAAACTGCTGGACCCGTTCCTCCGGTTCACGGACCAAACTCCTAATCAGAGGATGGCGCGTGATGGCTCGCTGCGAGGCGAGCTTGCGACACTGGATCTCAGTGAAGCGTCGGATCGTGTTTTGAATCAGCTTGTACGTACCTTGTTTCGTCGATACCCCTCTCTACAGAAGGGCGTCGATGCGACTCGGTCCAGACAGGCAGATGTACCTGGACATGGCGTTATACGTCTGTCCAAGTTCGCGTCCATGGGTTCAGCTCTCTGTTTCCCAATTGAGGCTATTGTCTTTCTGACTCTAGTCTTTCTTGGAATTCAGGATGAGCTCAAGAGACCGCTCACCAGGAGGGACATTGAGTCCTTCCATGGTAAGGTGCGCGTGTATGGGGATGATATTATTGTCCCCGTACGCTATGTGGCTTCCGTTGTAGCTCGCCTTGAGGGTAACTCTTTCAAGGTGAACCGTAACAAGTCTTTCTGGAACGGTAAGTTCCGTGAGTCTTGTGGTAAGGACTACTATGGTGGCACGGATGTGACTATTGTCCGTGTTCGCCAGTTGTTCCCTACCCAACGGAAGGACGCAGTGCAGATTGCCAGTCTTGTCAGTCTACGTAATCAATTTTACGATCGTGGACTGTGGCAAACTGTTCGGTGGTTGGATGAGCAGGTTGAGGGTTTGATCCCTTTTCCGGCTGTACATCCTTCCTCCGAGGCATTAGGGAAACACTCGTTTCTGGGCTTCGAAATCCAGCGCGAGTGTGACAAGTTGTTCAGACCGATGGTGAAAGCCGCCGTTCTGACTTCTCGTTCTCCGGAAGACCCCCTAGAGGGCTACGGAGCTCTAATGAAGTTCTTCTTGCGTAGAGGGGATTCGCCATCCCCAGACAAGGAGCACTTATTGCGTTCAGGACGTCCTGATACCGTCGGCATCAAGATCAGGTGGGCCTACTCAGCACGCTGAGTAGGTGTCGGAGACATCCGACATAGGGA